TCGAAGAATTCCTTAGCCAGCTCGATCCCCTCGGACTCAAACCGCTCCATCAGGGTCGCCATACGTCGCAGCAGCATCTCCAGGTCGGCCTCGAACTGGTCAAGGACGGCCAGGGACAGGCCGCCTTCGTATTCCAGCAGGGAAGTCAGGGCATCAACGCCCGTTCGAATGATGTCGGCCAGCGGTTGCAGTGCCTTGGCCCATTTGCTCAGGAGCTGTCCCAATTCGCCTTGAGGGTCAAAAACGTCTACCAATTCCCTGACAAGGCCGCCTGACCGCTCATAATAAATTTGGACTTCTTCCATGACGAACAGCACATTGTCGAAGAAATCCTCAACAACCAGGGCCATGTCCTGCACTTCGTTGGCGGCGATGTCCAGCACGCCCTTTACCGCCGAGGCCGCGGTTTGCAGCGGTTTCAGGGCGTCGGCCAATTTTTCGAACCATTCCCTGCCCTTGTAGAAAATCTGCAGCGTCAGGTCAAACTGGCCGTAAGCCTCGGAGCTGGCCCAGGCGAGAATGGCATCCATGACGCCCTGCACGCTCCCGAACATGTCCACGACGGACGCTTCCACGGCTTTGAGTTCGGAAGTGAGCGGGGACAATACCCCACGCATGGCGGACAGGGCATTGCTCAAAGGGGAGAGTGTATCGGCCAGCAATTCAAACCACCCGGTTCCCTTCTTGAGCTGCTGAAGGGCCAAATCGAATGGGCCGAAGGCATCAGATTCCGCCCAGGCAAGAACGGCGTCCAGCACGGCCTGCAAGCGGTCGAACATGTCCGAAACCGACGTGTTGACATCCTGCAATTCCCGCGCCAGTTCATCGTTGAGGTCCGACACCTGCCGGAAGATGGTGACCAGCACGTCTATCTGGTCGGCCCATTTCTCGAACTGCGGCCCGTAAACTTGTCCCCACTCTTCAATGAATTTCTCCAGCGTCTGGCCCGCCCCGCTGACCAACCATTGGGCGGCCTCGTCCGCCAATTTGTACAGTTGGTCGAGCCACTTGCCGATGGTCAATTCCGGCAGGCTGGGCAAGTCCTGGGACAGCGTTTCCATGATGGAGGCGATGGCCGAAAACAGGCTGTCCAAGGTGGAGGCGATGTCTTCGGTCACCTCATAGGCGGACTTCTTGATCTGCTTGCCTAAGTTCTGCACGCCTTCGCCGCCCAGGGCCGCTATCTCGCCCCAGGCTCCTTCCATCAAATTCTTGATCTTTTCCCATTCCAGAGCGTAGGCTGCGGCGGCATCGGCGGCGGATTGCTGCGTGTCGGCGAATAAATCTTTTAACGTATCGGCCAGCTTCCCCTCCAAATTGACGATGCTGGCGTTCTTGTCTTTGATGAGGTTCAGCGTGTCGAACATGTTTTGGGCGCGCAAGGCCAGTTCTTCGCCCAGCGCCACGCCGAGGGCGTTGATGAGGGCCTGTTGGTGCGCCTCGTTCAAACCCATCTCCTGGCCCTTCTCGACCATCCACCACACCAGCTTGTCGGCGAATGCCTTCTTGGCTTCCGCCAGTTCGGCGGCGTGCTTGGCCCTGGCCTGGATCACGGCGATGTCATGGTCCAGCTTGCGCAGGATTTGGGCTTTCTTGAAGGATTTGTCCAGCTCGGCCACTTCGTCGTCCAGTCCACGCGCCACCAGTTGGGCGCGTGTGGCGTTGTATTCGACGGTGGCCCGCATCTCTTCCAGGCGGTAGTTGCTGGCCATCTGGGCCATGCGGGCATGGTGGGAGGTCACCACGTTGGCGATAGTGGAAAAGGCGCTGGTTACTTCTGTATAGATGCTGCGGAAGGCTTCGCCGGTCTTGCGGGCGTATTCGTCCAGTTGCACTTTCGCTTTTTGGAGTTCGATGTACCAATTCTTAATGCCCCTGCCACCAGATTCGGCGAGGTCTTCGCCAAACTTACGGGTCGCGGCCGCCGCCACGTCCTGGGCTTCAGCGACTCGGTCAATAGCCTCGTTGGCGATGTTCAGGGTCCCCACATGGACCATGTATTCGCGGGTCAATTGCGCAACGGAACCCGCCACCACGTCCATCCCGGTGGCCATGTACTGGTATGTCGTGTGTGTCTCTCGATAGGCGTCGCCCAGGGCCTGCACCCTGGTGATGTAATCGTTCAGGCTCGTGGAAGATTCCAGCAGCGCCCGCTTTTGTTGCTCAACTGTCTGCACTTGTTGCTGGATGTCCCTGTCAAGTGCGAGGTTTGCTTCATGCACTTTATGGAGTGCGACGGCCAGCCCTGCCAAAGCTGCGGCAACGAAGATGTAGGGATTGGCCCGCAGCACCATGTTCAACGCCTGTTGCGCAGCGGCAAGTCCCGTCGTGGCCCCCTGCACCAACCCCAATTCAATCACGGCGGCAGAAAGAAACCCGATCCAGCTCCCCATCGCGCTGGCCCAACCGATAACGAGCGTGGCCAGTTTCACCGCCGCCAGCAGCTTCATCGCCGTTGCCATCGCCACAAAAGCAGTCACGGCAATCTTGACCGTTTCGGGCAAGCGGGTCATGGCGGCGGCCAGTTCCAGTATGTTCTCAATTGCCCGTAGGGCAGCGGGGAGTAAAGTGTCTGCCATGCGGCTGGCGGCGTCGCCTATCGCTACCAGGGCATCGCGCATCTTGCCGCCTTCGCTGATAGCCGCCGTCAATCCCGTCACGAATTCCGTGATGTGGTCAACGGCAGCCCCGAAGGCGTCCAGGAAGACGACGCCCAGGGCTTCCTTCAGGTCGGTGACGTGGCGCGCGAGGCTGCGCAGTCTCTTGCCGGGGGCTTCCATTGCCTGTTCGTATGCGCCCGCGACGCGCTGCCCCTCGGACAGCACGGCGTTGAAGGCCGCGGCCACCTTTTCAGTGGTGGTCAATTCGTCGGCGGCCTTGCCCAGGGCCTCGGCTTTCTTCTCGAAAGCATCCTTAAGGCTGACGATGATTCCGTAGGTGCGCAACACGCGGGGGTTGAAGGTGGTGATGCCGTGGATAAGTCCTTGCAGTGCTTCGGACGAATTCTGCATGGAGATGACGGCGGCATCCTGCGCCACGCGGGCCAGTTGGGTGGACTTTGCCAAATCCAGCTCGTAGCGCACCATCTGGGCCAGCATGTTCTGGGCCACGCCCGTCTCGATGCCCTTTTCCTTGACCGCGGCGGTCAGGTCTTCCATCTGCCGCCCCGTGTAACCCGCGCGTTCGCCCAGGAGCGTCAGCACGCCCGACATTTCCTGGACGCGGGCGGCGGTGGTCACCGCGCTGCCAGCGAAGCTCATCAATGATCGCGTAACGCCCATCAGGCCGTGGATGCCAGCCAGGGCCATCACGCCCTTAGCCATGCCAGAAAATGCGCCCGTCAAGCGGTCGACCGAGCCGGAAGTCTTCTCGACTTCCCGCTTGGTCTGGTTCAGGCTGTTGACGGCTTCCTGAAGCCCGCGCTTTAGGTCACCAGTATCAGCAACGATTTTGGCATATAAACTTGCGGCTTGGACAGCCATTTAGCGCTTAGCCACTTCCTGCCCCCGCCACACGGCCAACAACTGCATAATGTCGGCCATCGGCAAATTGTCCACATATTCCAGGGTCCATTTCATGCGCTCGGCGATGATGATCCTTATCCCCTCCCAGGGCATCTTCGCGCCGAATTCGAGGGCTAAATAGACCCGTTTGGCAAGTTTCCCGGCTCTTCCGTGATGCCCCGGAAAAGTTGGTTCATCGCCTCCACCAGGGGCGAGAACTCGCGGAACAGGTCGAGTTCCGCGTAGGATTCCACGTCCTTGGGATCGCCGGGGAAGTCCCAGTCTTCCACGAAGCGGGCCAGCATCCCCGCCATGTCGTCGAAGCTGTTGGGGTCAAGCTCGCGCCACTGGCTGATCAAGTCCCAGTTCTCCCTGGCGGGCAACTTGTCCTTCATGGTCACGCAACGACCGTTCACTACCAGTTCCATCTTTCTTGTCTCCCTTTCTGTGTTTGCGGGGGCGGGTTCGCCCCGCCCCCGCCACGTAGCCGTTACCAGGTTCCTTCGGTGCAGGTCGAGGACATCTGGAAGGATGCGTCCACCGTCACCGCGTTGTCGAACGGCAGCTCCGCGCCCCGCGATTGCACGATGGCGCGGTTCCACGTCCACTTCGGGTAGGTCGCGGTCGTGCCCTTCGGCCCGATGATCAGCGTCCCCGCGGTCAGAACCGCGATGGCGTCCCAAACGGTCTCGGTAGCGCCGTCGTAGAAGCCGCGGTAGTCGATGGTGCCGTCCTTGCGCAGGGTGATGTAGTAGTGATACGCATCCGCCCCGGCGGTGACGTCCACCAGATCGCCTTCCTCACGGACGGTGATGGTGGTGAAGTCGCCGCTGACGTCCACGCCCCCGAAGGAAACGTACAGGTCTTTCCCGGCTATTCGACCAGTATTGGCCATATGCTCACCTCTCTGTTATTCTGCTACCCGCACACGGTACGTTGCGCCCGTGTGCCAGTACACTACGCCGCCCGCCGTTTCGGGGAAGGCGAAATCGGACTCGCGAGCCATCCAGTAGTCGCCCCATCCCGTCACGGTCAAGGCCCCCTGGTGGAGCAGGTCGTCCACCAGATCGTCTATTTGCCCTGCCTCAAGCGGCCCGACCGTCGAAACGGCCTTGACGGTCCACAGCGTCGAGCGGGCGCGCCGGGGCGAAGTGTTGTCGTCCCCGCCGCCGACCAGCGAGAAGATCACGTAGGGGCACGCAGTCCCCTGCGGAGCGAGCGTGTTGTATATTGCCGTCCCGCCCAACTTGGCGGTCAGCGCGGTCCCGGCTGCGAGTTTGCCGTAAATCGCGCTTCCCATCGCTGTGGTTATTCCCATTCCTCACCTCAAAACGAAAGCCATGCGGAAACTCTCGCTCCCGCACGGCTATAAGGTTGTCTATGCGTCTATGTCCCGCTTACTCTATCGGCTTGCCGCCCTTCATCGGCTCGTAGGTGTGAACGTATTCCTCGCCCGACGCGACGTGCAGCGAGTTTTTCAGGTTGCCAGTGTCTACCAGCACCAAGTCAATCATGATGCCCAGCGCCTGGAAGGCTATCGCGTCCACGAACGCCTCCAGCGCCTTCCATGTCTTCACCTGTTCCAGCCCCCTGAAAAAGGCGGGGGCCACCCGCTCGATGGCGGGACGCATGTACGGCCTGAACCGCCACTTGTATTGCTTGCTGCCGGGTTCTTTCTCTTCGGGTCCGAACTCCTGATAAATGCCGTAATCCGTGCCGTCAGCGATGATACGTATCACTTTTTCGGACGGCGTGGCCCTGATGAGTTCCATCAATGGCCTGTCGTCAACTGTAACCGTTACGCCCATCACTCCAGCCTTTCCACAAACACCCGCTTCAGCCCCAATTCGGACTCGTCCACGTTCACCTGCGTCACCTGATATGTGTTGCTGTCAACCAGCACTCTGTCTTCGACTTCCACCGTCTGGTCGTGCGGCAGAGACAGCACCCAGGCCATCCCTTCCTTCACCTGCGCCTGGGTAATGAACGCCTGCCCGCCGCCCTTGGGGGCCAGCCTGCATTTGATGGCCGTGCCGCGGGCCGTCCAGACGTTCGTCCCGCCGCCCATGCCGTCCGAAATCCACTCCTCAGATTGGATGGTGCATGTGTCGGGCAGCGTGACCTTCAGGTGCGCCCTTATGTTGGCAAGTTCGTCAGCGCCTAAATATCCCATCTTTCATCCCAACCCGAAATCGCCTTCGCGCCAAGACCGCACCGTCCTGGCCCTGGCCTTGCGCTTGTACGTCCTGGCCATCCTATCGCAGTGCGCCATCCACTGGCTGCGGTCCAACTGGTGGCCGTCCATCCTCACGTCGTAATACGAAGACACGTCTGCCATCCTCAGCTCCCACACGCCCCCCGCCGCCCCGTGCAGATCGTAGCTGTACCCGCTCAGGTACAGCACGGTGCCCGCTTGGTCGCTGCCCATAGTCACCACGCCGTTGATGTAATCCACGCTGTAGTCGTCCGTGCCGCGCTGCGACCCCGCGCCGTCGTGTATCTGGAAGTACGTGGTGCCGCCCGCCTCGAAGTTATCGTGGCGGCTGTGGTATATCTTGTACTCGTAATCGTCGGCGGACACCAAAGTCTTTTCCATGTCCAGGCATTCCCTGTGCACCCTGACTTTGTGCGCGTCCAGCACGTCCTGCAAGTCGGCGTCGGTGAAATCAGCGCCGTCCACGTCGTCAACCATGCGCCTCAGCCGCACGATGAGGTGGGACATGCCCGATCTCGCCCCTTTCTCGGCCCGTATCTCGAAATAGTGTTCGACGGTCTTGGTGCCGGTGACGAACTGGACTTCGACGCGGTACAGGTGTCCCGCCGTCAGGGACTTCACCACCGGCGTGGTGATGACGTCGCCCGATATGCTGACCGCGCCCTGAAGGACGGTGCTGGATACGTCCCTGTATTCGTCCGTCAGGTCATACGCGAAAGCCGTCCCGTTGGACGGTGCGCATCCCGCGCCGTATGCGGTGCTGGCGTCTATGGTGTATGGTATTTGTTCGTCCGTGCTTTGTGTTCTTCGGCCTTCCGAAACTTCCAATGTCATGTTCTTACCTCGCCTTCAGCGTCAAGTCCGCGCTTCGGCTCCCCGCCTCAAGGCTCGTGTCCCTGCTTCCCAGTTCCAGGGACGTGTCCCTTGTCCCTAACCCTAAATCAATATCTCTCGTCCCCAATTCAAGCGCGATGTCACGCGGCGGCAATGTCAGTTCAAGCGGCCCCACCACTAGCGCGGGCGGCAAAGCCATCGCTTCCGCCGGGGCGGCGATAGCCAACACCGTCGCCCCCATGTGCAGGCTGGGCGTCAACGCTGCCGCCGTCCCTGAAGCACATTCTGCCGTTATCGTCTGCCCGATGGCCACCGTCGGGACCAAACCGTTTGCCGTCGCCTGGGCTGTTACCGCGTTGACCGTGACATCCGCCGCCGCTTCCGCTGTAACTGTTGGGACAGGCGCGTCGGCGGTTGCTTGGGCGGCCTCGCCAGATATTGCGACGTTCCACGTCGTTGAAACGGTAGGAACCGGCGCGCTGGCCGCAGCCTCCGCCGCTGGCGGGCTGACTTCGGCATTCCATATTGCGCTGACGGTCGGAATGTCCGCGCTGGCCGTGGCGGCTGCCGTTATCGCGCTGACGGCGGCGTTCCTTACCGCTGCCACCGCCGGGACGGGCGACGACGCCGATGCTTCCGCACACTCCCCGCTTACTGTCGCCTGTCGCTGGCCTGTAACCGTCGGCGCATCCGCCGATGCCGCCGCTTCGGCTACGACCGCACTGATGGCGACGTTTTGCGTCGCCGAAACGCTCGGCGACGGACAGCCTGCCGCCGCTTCCGCGCATTCGCCAGTTATGACAACATTCTGGACGGCGCTAATCGTGGGCACCAGCGCATCTGCGCTGACCCCGGCGCATTCTCCGCTGACGCTGACGTATCGCTGTCCTGTGACGGTAGGAACAGGCGCGTCCGCCGTGGCAGATGCCGCTTCCGAATCAATGACGACGCCCGTCAGGATGGTCGGCAGTGGGGCGTCAGCCGATGCCGCTGCGCATTCCCCACTGACGCTGGCGTTTCGTACCGCGCTTACCGTGGGCGTCGGGGCTTCAGCCGTGGCCGCTGCGCATTCCCCCGCGACGGCGACGTTCCGCACCGCGCTGATTGTTGGCACGGGCGCATCGGCTGTCGCCGCCCCGCATTCACCCGCGATGCTGACGTTTTGTGTCGCGCTTATCGTCGGCAGCGGGGCATCGGCTGTCGCTTCCGCGCAAGGCGGCTCAACCGTCACGTCCCCGACGGTGACGATGGTCGGGATCAGGCACTCGGCTGTAGCAGTGGCGCACTCGCCGCTAACCGTGACGTTTCGGATGGCGCTGACGGAAGGAATCAG